GCCTCTACGCTTTAATTCCAGTAACAAAAAAAATTTTACAAGGAGTAGAAATACTAAGTGAAATTAGTTGTTTTGATTTGTGTGATATCCTCCGTTTACATTTAACCACATACTATGAAGCACCTTTTAATGTTCATATAATGAAAGATGGTAGCGGGGATTTTTATGGATGTATATGTCACTAAAAAAATCAGGTAATCCTAAATGGGGCGGTTCAAGATTAGAATCTAAGTTAATTAAAAAATACGCTGATCGATGGTGTCGAGATAATGGATATCCTATTCAACAACGTCAACATCTTATTAAAAATATAAACAAATTTAAAATGGGATTTTCTAAGACAAGCTAATTTTTACGCAAAATTAGAAATGGGGTTATATGTCTTGTAATCCCGTTTCGCGATTCAAATATTTATATTCAATTTTGTGAATATCAAAATCTTCCATGATTTTCTTACAAATGTCTGTGTGATTAAATTCTCCACAACTATAAACATCAAATTGCATTAATGCTGGATGTGGTTCATCCCAAATATGCATAGCAATGTGTGAAGTTTCTATAACAGCTACTGCAGTAATACCTTTATTGCCTGGCATACTACAATACTTAACGTAAGGACCCATAAATATTTTCATATTTATAGACTCAACAAACTCTGTCATCCATTCTTTTAATTGTTCTTCGTCGGTTGGAGGTTTTACAGCTTCGGCACGTATGATAAGATGCTTATGCACCAACAAACTGTTTTGCATAACATTAACCTACGACTTTGCCGTCTTTCCATTCCATATCTGGCAGACCTTCAGTGTATTTTTTACCATCAAAAGTAAGAACTTGTTTTCTGTTTGAATCTGATTCGTGATAAGATATGTGGACCCATCCCCCTGCAGGATCATCTTTGTCGTAGTACTCCATGATCAATTGATCAAAATCCACGTTATTTTGTAGCCAGTAAGCTGTCTTAATATTTGGCACGCCAAAAATTTCTAGGTCGACGGCCTGGCCCTTGGCATGCTGCGACGTTTTTTTGCTGCCGATCGCTTCACATAACGCTTCTGAACGGTAGCCAGAGGTAATAGTAACGGGTTTATCAAAGTGCGCGCGAAGCGGTTCCAAAACTTCATAACATAAGTCTCCTAAACTTTTTATTTCTGCTGAACCTGGTGTGTTATCTATACCTTTTCGTTGCGCAGTCATTGAATTTGTCATCTCTCTTAATGTAAAATGTTTTGATAGTTGCATAAAATTTTTTTTCCTATTTGTTAAATAATAAATCAAGCACGAAGAGTGTAGTTGTTCCCGCAGCTACTAAGAGAACCCAATAGAATTTGTCTATCTTACCGCCCAATTTCTCGACGTCCTCGTGAATATGTTTAAGGTCTTGCTTATTCTTAGCAATGTCTTTTTTAATTCCAGTCATGTGTCCGTAAAGTGATATCATGTGTTCTCGAGTTGTTTTAGGTTCTATAGCCATGTGCTATGCTCTTTGGGTTAATCTAATTGCTTGTTCTTCGGGGGATAATAACCGCTCTTCAATGGTTGTCAATCCAGTTTTTTCGTTGATTGGTGCAGAAGCTGTCTTTGTTACAGCTGTTGCGTTTGGTTGTGGGTCTAGTGGTGGTGTATTTAAAGAAGCTTCTTTAGAATTTTTTAATAGTTCTAACACATCTTCATCTAATTGATTTTTTTCAGGAACAATAATTTTATTATCAGGTGCACTTTCATTTTGATTATTGTTCTCTAATAATCCTTTTATTTGTTCTTTTTTTAATTTCATGTTTTCTTCATAAGATTTATTTAAATCTAATCCTATGTGATTTGCCATTACTGTTTCTAATTTACCAATAGGGTATACATAATTATAATCAGGTAAGGGTCTGTTATTAAGTTCCGCCTCTCTTGTAGCTGTTTCATATCTTTTTTCAAATGCTGAACTGTAATAAGTATAAGGAGTAAACGTACCTCCATACATTATATTAGAAACAAGTTGATCGTTCTTTAATCTTTTTAATGATTCAGCAATTTTATAATCTGGAATACCTAAGGTTCTAGCATCCATTACAAACTGTAGTATCTTTTGTTGTGATCTAAAAGATTCTTTTTGAATTTGATTAAATTCTTTTTCAATTTGATTAGGTCCTCTTGTTTCCCAGTCCGAAGAACGATAAAAACTTTCTGATAAAGTTAGATCTCCTTTAATAGTTGAAGCAAAGTTACCAGCCTTTTGATTCATAATTTTTAACAAATCAAATTTTTGTATCTTACGACCTGTAAGAGTAGAAATAAATTTTTGCCAAGCTGCATTAGGATCTCCTCTTCCTTTGTATATATCATAAGCAATGTCTCCATATTTTTTAGCTTGAAGAATAGTTCCAGGCAAAGCAGTTTGAATAATGTGTTCTATTCCTTTGTAAATTTTTGTTCCCCATGCATCAGTAGGTGAATAAACTCCATAACCTTCTGTAGTTTTTCCACCTCTTCCCATTAAATCTGTTGGTAAAGCATCAATGATAGGTTCAATTGCTAAGTTTTGTGTAAAGAAAGGTTCAGCAAACTCTTTAGCTGCTTCATAAATACCTAAAGCTACATTGTTATCTATAACTTTAGTATCTTTTTCTCCTATTTGATTTAAGAAAGCTCTCATAGGTTTTTTAAGATAGTCCCATACATCTGCGTAAGAAGAATTGACAAGAGTTAATGTGTTGTCTTTCATTGGTTGCACCGCCGTGAATCTAGAATTTCTATCATACTCATAGGCAAATGATCTTCTAAACGCTTTTATCATAGCACTATCTACATCTGTATATGATTCAAACACCCTATCCATTACTGCTCCCGCAGCCCCAAGTGTTAATGTCATCCCCATTAATTTTCTTAAACCATTTTGTTGAATAGCAACATTAGTAGATGAAGTTTCTCTTAAAGCTGTTCGTGCAGCCACACCTGTTAATCTTAAAATTTCTGAAGGCCATGATATGAAACTTCCAATTGGAGTCATTCTTATAACTCTTACTGCTTCAGGTACCAAACTATATGTTGGCATTAAGTTTCGAGCATACCATGCAGCAAATTCATCAACAGCATCATCATAAGTTTTAGTTTTATTTGTAACTTTAGAAATAGGATTGTACTTTTGTCCCGTTATTAATTCTTCTTGTTTAATTAATTCTTTTTTATTACCTTTAAAAATATTGTTTAGGTTATTTCTATTCCATACGTAAGCATATTCTTTCCATACGTTATCTCCTGCTTGATAAAATTGTGTAGCTCTATCTATAAATTTAGTTTTTAAACCACCGCTCATCCATCTATCAACCATGTTAGGGTTTTCATTAAGTTTTTTAATAACCGCTAACATCTCTTGAGCTTCAATACTTTCATCTAAGTATCCAAGTTTAATTCCTTTACCTACTCTTTCAACAAACTGTTGATTAGTAATTTTTTTACCTGCTCCAGTAATATCATTATATATAAATTTAAAAGCGTCATCGACCGAACCCTTACCACCTATCCATCCATAACCAATTACAAACATAGGAGTGGAAACTACGTTCCTCATTTGTGTATCAAAACTTAATCCCGTTTTACCAAACTGCACTCCTGTTTTAAATTGCATTAATGCTCTATAAGCATTACTTTTTAATAACATATCTATAATACCTTGACTGCCTCTTAAAGCTTGAATCATTGTAGGACTTGCAAACATATCACTTAAATTAGTTCTTAACATTCCAAGACCTGGAAGGTTTCCTATTGGTTCTAATGTGGTATCCAATGTTCCTTTATTCTTTTTAAACCAACCTTTCTTTAATCCTATTTCTAAAATTTCATCATACATTTTTTTAGTTTCAATGCCGGTAATCATTTCAGTAATAGTTTGAAGAATTTCAGACTGCGCATTTTTTTCTTCACCTAATAATTTTCTAATTGATTTAGGTAATTCTCCTCCAGTAACAATTAGCTTGTCACTTTTTAAAATGTCTTTAGATATTTTGTTTAAATACTTAATAGGATCTCCCGCATAAGCTTTAGCATCTACAATCATATTTCTGACAGTTGCTTCAGCAAATAAATTAAGAGCTTGCTTTCTGGTTACACCTTTTTTCTTAAACACATCAATCGCTTCTTCTTTCATTCCTCTATTTTTATTAATAAGTTTAAGCATAGCTTTAACTGCTTCTTCTACCACTTCCTTAGGTGGGTTGTGTAAAGGATTAGTAGTAATAGCCATAGACTTTCTCATGTAACTATTAATAATAGGAATCAAAGCATTTTGAAAATCACCTTCAGGTAACATCTCTAAATATTTAGACTTAGCTGGTTTTAAATGTTTCTTTAATCCTTCCGCCGACTCTTGTAATTCTTTTGGAAGTCTGTTTTTACTTATTTGATTTTTTAAATATGCAACTACTAACTGCATTTGATTTTCTATTTCTAAAGGAGACACAGGTTTTTTATTAAACAAACCATTTTGTGCTTTAACTAATTGATAAGATCTGGCTTCTAAATCTTGAAGATATTTATTAACTACTCTATTTTCTGATTTAATATTAAGACCTGCTTGTTCTTGCAGTTTATAAATTGCATTAGGAGTTTTAAATTCTTTAGTAAGATAGTTAACTGGTCTTGCAATCTTAGCTAGTCTTGCTTTTAACGGATCAGCATTTGTTGTAGTAAATAATTTCCATTCATCAAAAGGAGGTATCTTTCCTTGGTTTTTAAAAGATAATTTTTTATCATACCATGCAGATCCTTTACTTCCGAATGCATCTCTAAGTTTAACACCTCTAAGTATAGGCTCTATTGCTTTAAACATAGCAAGCTTACCACCTTTTCTTAAATTTTGTGCTACTAGTCTAGATGTTCCAGGTACAATACTCTTACTATACATTAGAGTTGGTGTTGTATATTTAGTAAACGGAACTTTCATACCTGATAAAGGTACCTGGCCCGTAGCTATCTTACCTAATGGACTAATCACCGTAGCATTCGCCACTTTTCCTCCATAGTTAAATAATCCACCTGCAGTTTTTAAACCATATTTTAAACCTAAAGGAGCCCCTCTTCCAACTAGTCCCCACGTTACTCCAATTTTAGTTCCTTCATAACCAAATCTAATTTTGTTTTTTAATCGAGCTACAGCCAAAGCCTTACCCCTTTTACCTTCTTCACCTTCAAATTGTATTTCAGGATTATCAATTAGTCCCCAAAAATCAGGAGCATCAATAGTGTCTCCTGGATTTCCTACTACAAATTCAGCAGCACCAAAACTCGCCGCGTTAAATCCTACACTCAAAGCTGCTTTAGTAGTGTAACGTAAAGCTTTATTTTTAAGTTTAGAAGCTTTACTTTTAAATAATAAGTTTAAAGGTTTAAGTAATTTAGTAGCGTATGTAAAAGGTACACCATACTCTGCTAATGTTTTAGTAACTTGTTCACCCATAGTATTAGGATCTCTAAAGCCACCACCTTCATACATTTTATTATAAAGGTTATCTAATTTTTGTGTAAGTTCCCATGATTCGCCTGGTTTTAGAGCGTCAATTGGCATCGTTATTATTTGTCCCAGACTATATCCCATTTCTAACAACCCATTCATAGCTTGACTTGTTAATCTATTTTTTCCTATATCTTGATATATATTGTTTCCAGTAGTGGTATCTACATATGTTGTGTCATTTATTTTAACTATGTTTGCATTAACTAACATCAGTTGATCAGCAATTTCTGTTTTTGTCTTGTCACTAAAACCAGGTAAAGAGTCGTCTCTCGTTGACAAAGGTCCACCCGTTGCAAAGATAAGAGCGTTAACCCATCCTGCTGTTTCTGGATTGTCTTGTGCTTCTAGTTTAAGGTCTGCTGTTTTAACTAACTCTTTTAGATCAGGCGTATCCTCGGATACTACTTTTTTAATTATTTTGTCAGCGTCTTTAGTAGTTAGTTTTACTTCAGGAAGTTTGTTATCGTATTTAGGAGTGTCTTCTTTTACTGTTTTATCTCTTTTAAAAAGCTTTGCTACATTAGAAAATAAACTAGCGGGTCCTGTATAAGGACTACCACCTTCTTCTATATGTTTTAGTTGATCGTAATATGTTTTGGAGTAACCTGGATTTTCCAGTTTCCATTCTTCATAAGGGGGTAATTGTTCTGCCATAAGATCATGTTAAACCTGCGGTAACACAAGTTCTACTCCGTATTTTACATTAAATTCGTCAACATCTTGTTGAGTCGCAATATTAGAAAATTCAAGTAGAGCTTCGTCACTGGATGCAAGAAGTCTAATAACATCATCGGGAATTTCTTTTGGTAATCTTTGTCTTAGTTGTTCAAAAGTTAAAGGAGCAGAAGATCCTACTGCAGGTGTTTCTTCGACAACTTCTTCGGCCATTTCCGAACCTTGAGGAGTAATAACTTCTTCACTCATCGCTGCAGTTAAACCCCCATTAGCATAGCCAGTTGTTAAACCACCATCTTTTTGTCCGCCGGCAGCTCGGTTAATTACTCTGTTCCAATCAAATTTAGGATCACTAGATGGTACGCCTTGAGCTTTTACTTCTGCTTGAATAACTGTTTCCCAGAACTGACCTGCTCTGCCTGATTTTAAGAAAGCAAGTAAGTATTCATCTTTAGGTTCCAAGACTCTTAGTGATGAGTTAATAATTTCTAATCTATTATTTATTTTTAATTTAGCGTTGGATAATCTTTCCGCATCATCCGCACCTTCAATATTATTGTCTACAATATATTTAACTAATAATTCTGCATCATTTAAAGTAGCAGTAAGTTGTTGTTTTTCTTCACCAAACTTTTGTAGATCCTCAAGTTTTTGACTTAAAGCAAATCCACGGTCCGGTCTGTAATTTCTACTTTTCATGATAGCTCCAGCTATATCTGTAATAGCATTTTCTTCGTTAGCTAATAGGTCAGCTCTAGCCGCGGTTCTCGCATCGAGACTCGCTGCCATGTCTGTACCTAAATCTGATAACGCAGGAGCTGCTGATCTTAAAGCTCCACCAATACCACTTCCTTCACTAGGAGCAGCCATAATATCTGCGCCCGCACTTGCTATTCTTAAATAGTCTGCTGTGCTCATTCCTTTTTTCTCAGGTAAATCTGGTCTAGATTCTCTAACGGCTTCTAAAATTTCCATGTAGTCTTCTACTTCACCACCAGGTGAGTAGCCTTGTCTTAATTGAGAAATTCCGCCGCCACGTCTCTCGACACGGCCACCTCTAAACATTGGTCGTCTTAAAATTCTGCTCATATTATTTCAATAATCCTTTAGCCGCCCCTAATAATCCAACACCACCAATTCCTAATCCAAGTAACTGTTGTGTTGTGCTTGGAGGAGGTGTTGATTGCATTTGTGTAGCTGCTGGGAATCCACCAATTACTGATGCAAGTTGCGGAGCAACTAAACCTAGTTGTGTGTAATCTGCAAAGGCTGTTTCTCTAGCTGCTTCTTGATCCGCTGCTAGTTGACCTTGATTAATTTGTCTTTGTGTACCACCTAATTGAGTTTGGTATGTACCTAAACCTTGTTGTGCTTGTAGTTGTGCTAGTGCTTGTTGATTAGCTTGAGCAAAACCTTGTTGTCTTAATTGAGATTCTTGCATTGCTCTAGCCATATCTGCTGACGCTTGATACTCACCCATCATTGCAGCTTCTCTACCACCACCAAAAGCTCCAGCTCTAACTGCTTGGTTTCTTAATGCACCAAGACCTTTAGCTTGTTCTCTTTCCATAGCTGCAAGAGATGTATCAATTACTTCTTGTTGGTATGGACTTTCAAATTGTTGATAAGCTTGTGGACCTAATAAAGTTCCAAGATTAGCTGCCGCTGCAGCTGCTTGTTTTTCTAAAGCTGATTGATCAGCTACAAAACCTCTACCTGTATAAGTAGATGTTGGAATACTTTTACCTAATAGGCCTAAACCTTTATTAGTTATACCTAGACCAGCGGCTTCTACAAATGGTTCCCTTAACTGCCTTGTTATTGTTTCAGCCATTATGCTTGTCCTTCCAATCGTTTCATTTGATCATACATAAGGTCTGCACCTTTTTGTACACTTCCACCACCAGCGCCTCTGACTGCATCTGCAGTCATTACAAATTCATTTTTAGAAAGTCTTGCAGGGACATCATCTGCTCTTTCTTTTGCACCTAAAGGTACAAATCCACCACCTCTTAAATCCATTTCATTACCACCAAGGTTCATTAAACCTCCTTCAGCAAATTTTTTTCTTCCTTTTTTATTCATTTCTAATATTTTTTTAATACCAGGATAATCTTTTGCTTTTCCTATTCCAATAGATTTAACTTTTGGTTTTTTAATAGGTCCACCTTTTTTAACACCTGCTCTAGCTGCACCTAATTCCATTTGTAAGTATTCATCAATACTCATGATCGGCATGCCTGGTCTTTGTTCATTCATGTCATATTTATAATTTTCATACATATCTAATTCCTCTTGACTGTAACCAGAAGCTTGTTGTGAAGCAAAGTTCATTAACATTTCCATTTGTATTTCACTTAACTCTCCCAAAGGTTTACCAAATAAATCCATAGATAAAGAATTTAATTCATCCATTCTACTTGGATCAGATACTTGTTCTCCAATTTCTACACCTTCTTCTTTCATTAAATAATCTGGTGTAATAATTTCTTCATCAAATTCCATAACTTCATCATTAACATCACCACCACTAGCTAATCTTAATTCTCTAATAGGTAATGGTTTAATTGTGTTTAGTTCTTCTAATGTATCATACCCTTCTTTAGCAGCGTCAAGGGAATCAAAAAAATCGTCGCCTGCGTCTGAGTCAACCCATCTTTCTTTTTTAGAATCCCATTTCTTTCCTTTTTTCTTTTTCTTTTTATCAAATTTGTAAGAACTTCTTTTTTCCCAAGGCCTACCACCCTCACTTAAACGATGTCTTGATAGAGCTTGTGCACTAGCGCCTGCACTTTCAGGAGTAATCATCTCCATAGCTGCATCAGCTCCTAAGATACCTACCCCTGGAGTTCCCATTACATTTTCTGCTTGAAGCATTGCAATCATTTCTTCTAGTGTTTCTTCACCTGTTGCAAGTCCTGGAAATCTTTCCATAAACTTTTCAAATATTTGTTGATAAGCTCTCTCAGCCGCTTGACTTCCTTCAATTTGATTTAGTTGAGCTGGAGGAACTTCCGATATTACTTCTTCTGAATCTGCTGTAACCATATCACCCACTGCATGACGAACTCTACCACCCGTTTTGTATCCATAAGTGTCTAGCATTTCATCAACTTCATCCATGTCCCACGTTCCAGTACCTTCGTAGATTGCTCTGATAGCAGATCTTCTTCCTGCTTTATCCGCGATCCCTTGTTCTAATAATTCTCTATTGTATCTTTCCAATGCGTCTTCATTTAATTCTGCTGCTTTAATTCCTGCGTCTATTGCACCTTGGGCTGCTAAAGTTTTTATAGGTCCTTGATCGGCAAGTGTTCTTGCACCACCTCTTAACATTCCCATTATGTTATTGGTATCAGGTCCTGTAGGTCCTGCAAAATCTCCTAGCATTTGAGGAGCTGCTGCCAATGCTGATGTAATTCCTACATCTTTTAAATCTGCTTCATCATCTGTTAAAAATCTAGTACCACCTGCGAACAAAGCTTTTTGTGCTGCAAGATTCATATGTGGGTTTAGGGCTGCTAGGCCTTGAGCACCCGGTATCATAGCTGCTAGATAAGGTACAAAAGGTCGTATTTCCTTTGGTATTATCTTTTTAATTCTTTTACGTACTTTTGAAAAAAATCCCATATTATCTTCCTATTATATTATTGAAAAGCAAGGTCGCAACTCTTGTATGTAAGCTCGTATCAACCATTTTACTTCGTTTTTTCCTTCCAGTCAATCTACTTTATGTTTGTATCAGTACCTATTGGAAGCCCAATTACCTTAACATGTACGCTCTTTGAGATATGCTCTTGTTTAGTATCTGTATGGGGGCTATCTACATCAGCTTTAGCTTCTTCTTCTGATAAATATTCCCTTCCAGTTTCAGTATGTACAATAGTAAGTTCTACTCTAGGCTTATATTTTAAAACTGATTTACCATTTATTGTTTCATATTTAATTTCTTCTTCTTGCGCGACAATTGTCATTATCTATCCTCTCTATTAATTTCTAATATAGATGCTACCACATGTAAAGTATTAGCATCGGCTGCGGTTACTTGAAGTACTTCATTTTCTAACATAATTAAAGGTTCCGTTAAAAGTTGTAAAGTTTCGTTACCTGTTACTGCTTGAGTTTTAAATAAATTAAACTTGTTACCTGTTGAAGGATCTGCATCAAATAAATCTACAGTAATATTAGTAGCTGTATTAGTATCTTCTGATACCAAAAGAGATTTTACAATAGCTCTTGAGTTAGAAGGCACACTATATAAAGTAGTAACTGTACTAGTTGTTAAATCTTTTTTTGCGTTTAAATATATATTAGCCATATTATCCTAGTCCAAACCATGTGTATCTCTCAGAATCTTCTTTTAACTGAGTTAAAAATGTAGAGTTAAGTTGTTCTACTATAGAAGAAAAAGATCTATTGATTTGTCTTTGGTTGTCTTCTGTGTATTCTTTTTTTGGTTCAGGTAATCTTACTGCTATCTTTGTCATTATCTTCTACCGTCTGGTTTAAGATCAGCCTGAAAAGTTCCAAACCTCCAACTTTGTCCTGATCCTGTATTTTCTATTTTAATAGCCGCGTACCTTCCTCGTGCTCTAGTACTAACAAATGTAGTAGAAGTGTCAACTGTAAAAGGACTAAAGGAAGCAGTCGTATTAGGTGCAGCTGGGAAAGGAGTAACTGATACATTAACGATTGCGTTTCCTATTAAGTTTTTAAAGTTGGGTAAAAATCTACCCATAGATAAAAAGTATTCTCCGATACCTTGATCTGTTTGTAATGCAAAATCAAAAGATTCTACAAAAGAAGTTAAAGCTGTAGTAGATCCATCAGGATTAACTTGATCGGTTCCTATTTCATGTTCAAAAAATACACTTTTACCTAAGCCAGTTTCTCCACCAATAACTGGAAATGTACCTGTGCCTGTACTATCAAATGCTGTTGCATAAGGTTTAGGATAAACTAATGAATCAATCCAAGTTGTTCTAATTGAATTAGTATTAGTTCCTGTATACCAATTACCCATTGGCACTTGTTGATTAGTTTGACCGTAGTTATAAACTACATATCTGTTGTTAAAATCTGATCCTGATGTTGGGTACCACCAAGTAACTTCTGTAAATAAATTATTAATTCCTGCACAAATTTGTTGTCCTTTAGTTGTATCTGCATCGTCATAAACATAATCTTCAACCGAACATGGTAAAGTATTAACTGTACCATCAAAAGAAAAGAACCCATTGTTAGACATCCAATAAGCAACACCATCTATTTCAATAGCTGCGTTCTGTCCAATCAATCCACAGTTTGTACCTACTTGTTCAAATCCAAATGTAAATGGAGCACCAACAAACTTCATGGTATATAAAGCATTATCCGTCCATACTAGAATATTTTCTTTAGCAGAGATAGCTCCCATAATTTTTGTACCATCTTGTAATCTTTGAGAACCAGCTGTGTTTGTTGCTTGAATAGTATAAGTATTTATATTTTCTTGTTCAGAAAATCTAATTAATAAATCCTCTTGAGAAGTAGGAGTGCCAATAGTGGCCTCAGTTCCAAAATGAATTAAGTGTCTTGTAGTAGGAGATACTAAAGTTAATCTACTTTTATCCGGATTGTTAGTTGTTTCAAAACTCGTTGTAAGTTGTGATGCTCTTGTTGTTAATCTTGCCGCAATACCAGCATTCCATGTAAATGTTTTACCGTTAGCAATGGTTGCAACTAAAACTTCTCCAAAACTACTTAACGACCAAAGCCCTGGTTCTAGAGTTGTAGTAGTAGCTACTACTGGATCACCATAACCAGCCCAGTCTGTAGATTGAGTAACAGTTGTTCCTAAAGCTGTTGTTGCTGGAGCTGTTGTTCCAGATTGTGATCTACTAACCGTTGTTAAATCACCTGGAGCTGCATCTGTATTTCCAGTGTAACTAATTAATTCAGAAGTAACTGCATAATCACCACTTGAGAAATCACCAATTAAAGCTTTACCACTTGTTGAAAAGTTTTGTGAATCAGCTAAAGTAATAGTGGTATCCGCTGCTACAATACCTGCATTCAAAGTACTTGTCGCAGAACCTTGAACTGTTCCTCCAAATTGTCCTACACCATATCCATAACCATATGTTTGCGCAGCAGGTCCAACTCTTGAATAAGGTTTAACAGTACAAGTTCCATTATTGTATGGACCTCCTCCTGCTTCTTGAGTTGGAGAGGTAATAGTAAAAGTAGTATTAGTTGGAACAGTAATAACTTGATAGGGTTTATCTAAAAAATCTGCGTTATCTAAATTTGAACCCGTAGGTTTAGTAAACGCAGAAAAAAATATAATATCTCCTTCTTTAAAACCATGAAGAGTTGCACCTGTATCAATTGTAATGGAAGTGTCTACTGTATTAGAAGTGACTGTAGAAGATAATGCAATAACTGCTCCGTTGGCATCTGTATCAAAAGGAGTAATATCATGAAGACCTCCTTCAAAATAACAAATTAAAAATTTATCAGTTCCAAGAATTACATATCTGTTTCCAGATGTATCAACTAAAGCATGTTGTTTTCTTGCTACACCTACAATAGTATCTGGTAATAAAGATTGCCATCCTCCTACTTTTTCAGGAAGACCATATCTAAATCTTACGTTATCTGAATCAACCCATCGACCTACTGCACCAACACGTGTGTCTTGTTTGTCAACTCCCGGTGCAAATTTAATTTGTTGAAGAGCCATTAATTAGCTCCTATGTATTATTTGATTTTTGAATCCAACCTTTACCTGCAATATTAGTATATATTAAAGTAACAGATTGATTGTTTGTTTGTAAATCTAAGTTAGCAGTAAGATTCTGATATTTTAAACCATTAAAATTAACAGCACATTTATTAGTTGCAAATCCATTTGCAGCTGATGCATCCATAATAGTTATTTCATCTCCTGCGACTGCGGTTGCAGGTAGTGTTATTGTTACCTGATTGTTCTGAGTATCTACAAAAACTTGATCTCCCGCAACAGCTGTGTATGCAGTTACAGTTGCAGAATCTATAGAAACATGTCCTTTTTTTAAAATTCCACCTAAAGTAGTTAAAGGAGTAGCTCCATTAGAAACTAATAACATAACAGCTTTTTGAGGAACAGGTACATTAGAAGCTGCTCCTGTAGTTAAAACTTCTAAAGTAAAAAGATCAGTAGCCGAAGCTCCTCTTGTAGTAGCATCTTCAATTATGTAAACTCTTGTAGCTGTTCCACCTGTAGTAGAAGCAGGCATTGTTAAAGTTGTATTACCAGTTAAAGTACCAGTTAATTTTAAATATAAATGTTTACCATCCGCGGTTGACGATCCGTCAGCTAAACTTAAAGTTTGAGTAGTACCGGTGATAGGAACTTCTAAAAAAGCAGTAGCTGCTTCTAAAACTTGTAAATTAGTATTATTAATTGATCCCCATAGACCAGCTTTTTCACCGGTTGCTACAAGTTCTAATGATAAATCTGTTGAATAAGTTGATGCCATATTAGTACGGTTCTATTGGTGTCCAAACCATGTTTGCTCCTGGTATAATTTCGTTCCACGTTATAATTCCAGTTTCATTTGTTCTTAATGTTAATGGAACTCCTGTAACATTTACTACTGCGTTACCGGTAACCACTATACCACTCGCAGTACGCAACGTCAATTGATTTTGGAGCCCTGCTGGATTGATAACAGCATTACCTGAAGCGGCAGCCGTTGCGTCCATTGTACCTAAAGTTAATGGTACTTTAAGGTCGGTATCAGGAACAACTGCTGTACCTTCAATAGTAAAAGTACCTACTTGAGCTGTATTTAATGTTAAAGGATCCGGAGAAACCACAACATTAATTACAGTTGTTTCTATTCCTACAGGTCCTATTCTTAAAGTTAAAGGTGCACCAACTACATTTACAGTAGCATTCCCCAAAAATGGAGAACTAGCAAATGGTAAAGCTGAAAATGCGTCTTGTCCTAATAACATATATAATCCTTAAAAGGAGACAGTAGGGTATGTGGTGGATCTACTGTCTCCATCTAAGAGTTATATCATCGTTTAAACCAATTAGGAAGACCTAAATGAGGACGCTTGTCGAACATATTATCTTTAGCTCCCGGCGTTTTACGATTATTATAATGAAGAAATACTTGTACGCATTCTTTACCTTTAAATTTTTCTCTCCAATGTTCTAGCTCACAGCCAGAATAAACTAGCATATCTCCTGGTTTTAAATCTACTTTAATGCCTTTTGCTTGACTAATAGTAGTGATTTTTTTACCGTCTGGAATTCCTACATTTTCATTAGGGCTTAAATATATAGGCCAATCATCACCACTAAGATTCATAGTAGTAGATATTTCACAACTAAATCTATCTTTGTGTCTTTTTAAAATATCACCTTTTTTATAAATTCTTGCATAAGTATAAGCAGGATATAATTTTAATCCTGTTACTTCTTCCATTTTAGGTTGGCATTTTAACATCAAAGTTTCCATAGCTATATTAGAATAGTGAGAATATGTGTTTGGTATTTGACCATCTGGTTCTTCATATTGTCCAAGTATATTTTCAAAGGGTGAAAAATATCTAGAAGCCTTGCAAGTATCATAAACTTGTTTTTGCATCATAAAATAATTTGCAACAAAAGTTGCTAGGTCTTTTGATATAGCTTGTTTAATAACTGTATATTTATTTTTTTTAAACATAATTAAAATTTAGAGTTATACGTTTTTGTTTGTCGGTACAAGTAGTTGCATAATGTTCCACATCACTATTAAATAAAACTATTGTGTTTTCTACAGCTTTAACTTTTTCTTTACCCAAACCTGTATATCCATTGTTAGTGTTAAGATAATATAAAGCTACCTTACAATCAAAATCTTGATCATAGTGAGAAGCTGATTTTATAGAGGTAGGGGATATTAAAGTCAAATTAGCTTTAATTCTTATTAAAGAAATACTTTTTAATTTCTTTATAATAGGTTTTAATAAACTAAAATATTCTGAATGAATAGTATCATTTATATAAAAGGTATGGCAAAAATAAAAATCAAATTTATTATCCACATCCTTGACTGATCTTTTTTGAAAAAACCACGGAAAGTCACTACTTTCTAATATATTTTTTAAAGGAAGATAGTCCTCGGGTGATAAAAAATTATTTTTTACTTTAAACATCTTTAGCGTGTTCTTTCAATACAGCGGATACATTAAAATGAATAAATCTAAAAGGTTCTTTACCATGATCTACAGAAAATTCGTGTTCTAAATACCCTGGAAAAAACATAAGCAATCCCGGTTCCGGTTTAAAATTAACTAATTCTGTGCCGGGCCATATACCTTTTTGATCTTTCATATGTAGTTTAGTTGCTCTTGCTCCAGTTCGCGGTTCGTGAAAAATAGGCCACGAAGTTTTATCACTAGCTTTTAAAAAATAAAAACCATTTACGTGAGTATTCCAATGTACGTGCGCTGAATGATTTCCTCCACCTTTTTTAGCAAATTCTTGTACCCACATTTGTTCAAAGAAAGTTGTATACTTACTCATATCAAATCCTGAATGATCCAAAAACTCCCAACACTTTTGACCAACATAATTTCTAAAATCCATAAACTGAGTGTCACCTAGTAATTGTGTTGAATGCCACGAACGACCAAAGTCGCCGTGAGCTTTAAGATGTGCTTTAGCTTCTTTACTTTTTTTTGCTTCTTTAATATATGGGTCACTTGCTTTGTTTAAAGATTTAACAAAGTCTTTTTTTATTTCACTCCATACAGGAGTTACAAAATAATTATTTATATACATACTATTTAAATGGATATCCTAAATGCCATACGACAAGTGAATATCTAGTTCCTTTTGTTACGGGTTTAACTCTATGCCATAGGTGTGAAGGAAATACTACGATAGAGCCTTTAGATAATATTTCAGGTACGCTTCTTATATGTTTACTTTCATCTCTCATATTTGGATCATAGTTTCTAAAATCAAATTCTAATTCTCCGCCTGTATATTCAGAGCCATCTGTTAATTGACAAGTCATAGATAGTTTTCTAACTTTGCCATTATCGGGATCATCTTTTTTTCTTTGATAAGGTTTATCCCAAGGATCTGTATGCCAATCATAGTATTGATTGTGTTTATATTTTGTAAACTGACAAGACTCTGATCTATCCCATTCAAAATTCCATCCAGCGTTTTTATTAGCTAGATGAACATAAGGATGTAATTCTTTATAAATCCAAGTCTCATTTAACCAAACTAAATCTGATTTTCTTTTTCTTTGTAAATTTTTAACTTCTTCTTTGTTTAATTTTTTATTACCATAACCACCCGTTCTAGCCATTACTTCTTCTTTTGATAATGCATATTTAATAACATCATCACAAAACTTAGGGGTTAAAACTCCACTAAAATACCAAAAATAATTAGATAGATTCATAAGTTGTAGTTAAAATAAAGTTTAAAGAGTCTTTTTGATTGTTAGTAATGTAATACATCTGTGTAGAGGGAAACATAATAAAATCATTATTTGCTAAAGGTATGTCCCAACTTCTTCCTGCTCTTCTATTAGAATTATAATGTATTCTAACACTACAATCTTTAACATTTACTCCATAAAGAAATGTATAATCAGGAGAGTTTCTTAAATCTACGGGATCAATATTTAATAAAGGAATAGAAACTTCTTTGGGTTTATAAGTATTTCCCCACGTTTCTTTATTTATTAAAGTAAAATTGTGCTCTAGTTTTATATGCTCTCGCATATAAGTATTTAACATATCAAAAGTTCTTGAAAATGGAAATTTAGAATTTTTAATTTGTGATGATAAAATATCTGATTGAAGTTTGTCTTGATCTATTTCGAAACCTTTAGGCATATTAATAGTGCCATAATGTAAATCTATTTCAGATAATACTTTCTTGTGCATACCACATACCTTTTTAATTTATGCTTTATGATCTGTCAAGTCCCAAGATTGGCCTGATTCATTCCAAACATAAGACCAAGAATGTGTGCCAGCTTCATTTTGTGAAGTTTGTTCTGCTGTCAATGCTGGAGCATCACCTATTGGTGAATCCCAACTAGCAGTTGTAGTATTTTTTACCCAAGATGCAAAAGGTTTTTTAGGCCAAAAGATATTATTATCTTCATCCCATTCATAACCTATACCTGCATAATTTCCTCTTAATGCTTTTGAGTTATCTCCTGATGAATGTGTGTTACCTGATGTATTGTAAGATGTTTGAATCCACATTGGAGCAGGCCAATTATTATGTCTCTCTAAATATTGTTGTCCTACTCTTTCATCTTCAACGCCATCAGCATTTTTCATATCATTGTTACCACAAGTTAATACTCCGATAACTTTTCCATTCATTCCTATTTTTGCAAAGTGTGCCATATGTTTCTCCTTATATATTGTTTTTAAATTTGTGTAAATACATAAATATTATTGATATTTGTATCTAATTATTACTATTCCTGATCCTCCGTTTGCCCCAGCTATACCTGGATCACCACCACCTCCACCTCCACCACCAGTGTTAGTTCCTCCTGCTACTGCAGCGCCTGGTTTTCCACCAGCTCCACCTCCGCCAGTTCCACCAGCACCTGGTCCTCTAGGACCTGCATTATGTCCACCACCTCCACCGCCGCCAGCGTAAGCTGTTGGAGTAGCATTAATACTTGTTGTTGCACCAGCACCACCTACACCTCCAGGTGTTGTAGGAGGAGCGGGTTGTGCTACGTCTGCTGCCGCAGCTGTTGCTCCACCACCTCCACCACCTAACATATAAGTAGTTCCGTCAGAAGATCCTTTTCCACCAGGAGTTCCTTGCGCTATTGGAGTTGCAGGATCATTTCCATTACCACCGGGTCTTCCATTCGGGGGTCCGTTTGGATTACTTACACCGCCACCGCCACCAGATCCACCGGGTCTTCCAGTAGCTACACAAATTGGAACACTACCTGGACCACCTGCTCCACCACCGCCAGCTGTAGATGTTATTGTTGAAAAAACTGAATCGTCACCATTAGTTCCCCGAGAATCTGGGCTAGGACTTGCAGGGTGACCTGCTCCTCCTCCGCCTACTGTTATAGGATAACCTGTTGCTGTAACAGGTACACCTGTTGGTGCTCTTAATGGAGATCCTGTATAAGAATCATTTAAACCTAAACCTTCTCTAAAACCCCCTGCACCTCCTCCAGCTACGGCATCGTTCCCACCGCCGCCACCACCACCAGCGACTACTAAATAAGAAACTGTGTTTGAACCTGCTGCATTACCCGCACACGTAACTGTAAAAGTATTAGGACTTAAAAAAGTATGAATTTTAAAATTTCCACAAGTAGTTATACATCCACCTGTTGCTGCTACATATTTTATTTCCGCTATAGGATCTGTGTTATCATTAACTGGAATCCAACCTTGTGTTCCATCTACATACACTAAAGTTTTTGATTCTCTATTTGTAATCATTTCTCCATCTAGTGCAAAACCTTCTATGTTAGAACCATTTCTACCAACGGTTAAAGTCTCAGTAGCAAAATTTCCTGAGTAATCGGCAAAAGCAACTATATCTCCAGCACTTGGTGTTGCTGGTAGAGTAGCTGTAAATGCTCCACCATCCGTATTACAAAAATACCCAGTTCCTGATACCGCTGTAAATCCTGTTGTTTTAATACTTGCTGTATCCCAGTTAACGGCACCTGTTGCGCCAAAACCTGTTGCTGTACCATTGTTTGAAATCGTTACACCTGCAGGGATATTAATTGTATCTCCGCTGTCTCCTAATGTGGTTGTACCACACGCTGTTCTTGGACTAATTTTATTTACTTTTATTTCACTCATAATTTTTAATTTTGAACTTTATACCTTATTATTACTATACCTGAACCACCATTAACTCCACTATATCCCGCTGGGTCTGGTGTTATTGGACTTGGAGCTGCGCCTTGACCATCTCCTCCATTTCCAGTGTTATCTGCAGCATTTGATGCCGGTGGCCAACTACTTGGGCTCCACTGATTAAAACTTCCTCCTGTGGAATAAGTTACAGGTGAAGCTGATATACAAGAAGTAGCTCCTGCTCCCCTGCTTGGGGCTGCTGGATTGGTTCCACAAGTGGGACTTGTGCTTCCGGCACCTGTTGCTCCACCTCCAGAGCCTCCTAATGTAGCTCCTCCGCTAGCACCATTTCCGCCAGAACTTCCTTGTGATGGATTTGTTGGTGGGGTATTTCCTGATCCAGCTGATCCACCATTACCAGCTCCGCCACCACCAGAACCACCACTTATACCTGTACTAGAACCTGGACCAGTGCTAGGACTTCCACCAGCACCTCCACCGGCAGCTGTTATTGTTGATGACAAAGCTAATATTGAATCAACGCCTGATGTGGCTGCAGTGCAACCATTTTTTGTTCCACCGGAACCACCACCACCAACTGTAATTGGATAACCTAAAATTGAAACTGGTAAAGAAACAGCAGGTGCTGCTCCTAATGGAGATGCTGCATAACATCCTGAAGCAGTTCCAGGAGAAGCTCTAAAACCTCCTGCACCGCCACCGCCACCACCTTGAATATGTTTGTGATTACCACCAGATCCACCGCCACCAGCAACTACCATATAATCTACTAAATTAGAACCTGTTCCACTACAAGGTGCAGCGGTTCCTGCAGAAGTTACGCAAAAAGTTCCAGGGCTAACAAATTTTGCAATCATATAATCACCTGAAGGTGTTAAAGTATTGCACGCTCCAGAAACTGAAGCTGTTACATAAGGATTTAATCCAGTAACAGAACTAGAAGTTTCTTGAACATTTATCCAACCTTCAGTCGCATCTACATAAACAAAAGTTGCTGATTGACCAACTGTACTTAAAGTTGCAGTGGCATTAACTCCACCTATTTTTTCTGATCCATTTGGAGTTATATCTAAATTGTTTGAGTTAAAAGTTCTTGTATAGTCTGCGAATGCTACAATAGCTCCTGCTGATCCAGCAGGTAGATTTGCAGTAGAAGTTCCGCTTGATGTGTCAACAAAATAACCTTCACCATTAACTGCAGTAAAAGTTCCTGTTTTGGGAGTTGTTTGCCAATTAACTGAACCTTCTCTACCAAAACCGACTTGTGTTCCATTATTAGTTATAGTTGCACCAGAGGCAATTGTAATTTGACCACCTGATTGAACTTGAATTGCTCCACCTGATTGAACTTGTTCTGTTACTCCATTAGGAATAATAACTGTATCACCATTAGCTCCTACAGTAATGTTAGCGCCACATTTATTGATGATGTTTGAATCATCTGAAACTTTATTTATATTATCTACTTTAATTTTACTTGTCATAATTATTGAAATTTATACCTTATTATTACTATTCCACTACCACCAGCTGCACCTAATGAATACGTAGCA